GCTACAGCCGCAATATCTACCGCGCTCATTATTTCTTAGGAGTTGCGTATCCGAACACGCCTGCTAGTACAGCCCAGAGAACTGAACGATAATCAAGTGCAAAGTTAGATGCTCCCCATGCAGCTAGGAATGCTCCTGCTGTAAGGATTGCTGGGTTCTTCATGTTCATACAGTTCCGCCTATCATTGGGATATTAAAGAACGAGCCATCTGCATCGCCCTTCTTAGTGAAAGAAATATGGCAATGCGCGTGGTGCGAATTGATTCCAGAATACTTCCGCCAGCGCCAGCCCATGCGAGGTGAAGCAATTTTTCCTGCGAAAATAATGTAGGCCACTCGCTTGGACTTATCCTTCTTTGCGAATCTTCGAATTTCATCAGCAAGGTAAGGCATGAGGTCTGGTTTTGCTTTACCAGATAAATCTCTGTCAAGGTCAATTGCTCGCACAACATTTCCATAAGCCTTATCTGGATTATGATCCGACTTAGTATTTTGGTGAGCCAAGTTCCCAATCCACCCGTCAGAGGTTCTATCTCTGTCTGGGTAAGAATCATCAACCTGAAGCCTTAACTGCTGTCCGGCTTTGCATAACTTTGGGGTCATGCCAGCAGTAGAGCAGCTTCCTCAGCTGTAATACCTAAACGCTCTAAGAGTGCAGCCTTAGCAACGCTTTGAGCCGCTTCCTCTGCTTTGAGTGCTTCGCGCTCTGCTTGATCTAGTTTATATTGAGCAAATTCAGCCGCGTTCATTTCGCGCTCGATTTCCTCGCCTGTTTCAGCATTAACGATTTTAACTATTGGCTTTGTCATTTTTAGCTCTCTCCGTAAAGGTACGCTGTACCGCCTGAATAATTACCTGAACCCATAAAAAGAGTTATTGAAGTGATAGCAGCGCTTTTATTGTAAACTCCGCTTACACTATAATAAGTTGGCAGACTGCCCTGGTAGCAATATGCAGTAGAAATAACTTCCTGTTGATCTGTATCGTTATATCTAAGAATTGAAACATCAGCAAAACCTTTTTCTAATGCTGTGTTACTTGTCGTTATTGCAGCAGTAATTGGAATAAAAGTTCCACCAACTCCATTGCCGCCGGATAAGGTAGTTCCGATATTTCTAACACGGGAATAGCTGTAATTGGAGCCTGTATCTGAATTAAATCTAATCTGTATATCGTCATTAACCGTCGCGTATACATCTTTAATAATCAATCTCAAATTCTTATGTGAGGAACTAAAACTTCCAATCGTAACCGTTGAGCCAGAAAGAGCCGTGGTCGATAGCAAAGTAAGTCCACCGCCTGAAGCAGCAGCAGCCCATTTCATGCCTGTAGATTCTGCTGAATCAGCTGTAAGAATTTGGCCGTCTGTTCCAATCGCTAGACGAGCGAAAGTATCCGCAGCTGTTCCAGCAATAAGATCACCCTTAGCATCGATAGCGGTTGCCATTGAGTTAGTGACTGTTACGGTTCCTGAAGTGCCACCGCCTGAGATACCAGTTCCGGCTGTAACGCCGGTAATGTCTCCAGCTGCATCCGTAACCCAAGTAAAATCTAAATCTGTGTTTGAGGCCTTAGATAGCACTTGGCCTGTAGTGCCGCCTTTGAGGTCGACGAAGGCAGTATCAATATCTGTACCAAGTGCAGCGATAGCGGTTGCGCCATCTTTCACCAAGTCTGTCGATTGCGGGATGTCAAACCCGAAATTGGGGGTGGTCGTTGCCATTACGCTACTACTCCTATCGCATTTAGCCAGGTTAGGCTGTTGTTAATTGTGTTCCAAGTCTCTGCTGCATTTACCTGCTCCCATTTTACCGCAACTTGGGAGAAGTTTATTGGAGAAGCGTTGAAAGTCACGCTTAGGTTGTTAAGGCTGGCTCTAAATGTCCATCCCTCGATGTAGCCCTGAAATGAGCCGCCGGTGATGTTAGGCGGTAGATTCTGAATCCAGACCGGCTGGCCTAAAAATATGTTAATAAGGGCATCTCTATCAGAATCATCAATTTCAGGGTTTCCAAGAGTAAAGGTAATGCTCTGGAACTTAGGATAAGGGTTGGCTCTTAGCTCGATGTAACGATCTGCCAAGGCTTCTGCATCTGAAGTGCTCTTGATTCGAGAAGTATAAGATTCTCCATAAACGCCATAAAGAGATTGGCTGGTTAAATCCTGAGCAACATAGGACTGGTTGCCATTGTTATCGTAAATGATATTGAAATAGTTTCTAAGGTCTCCAGCGCGAGTAGTCGCAGCTAGTCCCAGTCCATTGGCATGGTTAGCATCGAGGGTGGTGTACCCGTTAGCAGCTAAGTAATCCTGTCGATGAGTCTGGTCTGCATAGCCGATATTGCCGTTAGCATCCTCATAGAGAACCCCAAAGGCTGAGTTAGCAATATCTGTGCAAAGTGTATAAAGGTCTGTTGGACTTGATGATCGCGCGATAAGTTGATAATCGCCTGGCTGGTCAATTTCACCTAAGCCGATGTTAACAGCATTAGCCCAAGTCTCAGTAGGGTCATAGGTAGCCCAAGTCTGAGCCGCCGGCACTTCATTCCATTGCCCCAAGAGATAGCCAGATAGAAGTGTGTAAATCTGGTCGCCATCGAAATCTTGGGACAAGATTCCATTATCGATAATCTTAGGCAGCTTAGATAATGCGCCAAGAGCTGTAATGGTGGCGATGGTTGTATAGCCAAGGTCTCCGGCTCTGTTAACCGCAATAGTAAAATCTGAGATTAGGCCGCCAAAGATGGGGACATAAGTGGCTACAGAGTTGGTTACTTCTACAGTAAGGCTAGTTCCTACGGTAAAGTCATAAGAACTGTTATTAAAGTTAATTAACTGCAACTGGCAATAACCTGCAATTGGTTGCTGATTTATGTCAGTACGGCCAGAAGTTATTGTCAGGTTAGCTACGGTAACATCTGTTACTTCATAGCCATCTACCAGAATTTTATAGGTGGGAGTCCAGGCGGTCATGCGTAGATTAAGTTCCCGCCTAGGGTTCCTCGAGCTGAGGAGTCATTAAGAATAGTTACGATCTGGCGGGCTGTTGATTCGCTGTCGATTGCGCCATTAACTGTAATATTGGTAGTTCCTGTACTTGCTGCAATATAGCGCGGAAGTGTAGGGGTCTGTAATTGAAGTGGTGGAGCTGCTGGAGCAGATGGGGTAGTGGCTCCGCTAAATGAAGCACCAGAGAAGAAGTTACCTACCGCTGAGCCTGCACCCTTAATAGCATCAATAATGCCTTTAATAGTGTTATAAATCTTAGTAATCTGATCTACGAAGTTAGCGAACTGGTCGATAATAGTTGAGATGATTTTGCCAAGAGCCTTAAATGCCAGGCCAAGGGTTTCTCCAATAGCCGGAGCCATATAAGTAACTACGAAGTCTGCAATGTTCTTGAGAAGGTTAAAGAATGGGCGAAGCTCGTCATTATTCTCAGCAAGGGCATTTCGTACAGAACTAAAGGCTGATCGTAGGCCGTTAATGATTGGCTGGATAACCTTCATGACTGGAGCAAGTTTATCGCCTAAGTTGCTGGTGAAATCCTGAATAGCTGGAATGACATTCTTAACTAAAACCTCGACCATAGGAGTAATGGCATCTAGAATATAAGCGCCTACTGTTTCCTTGCCTTCATCGAAGGCTACTGTAAGGCGGGCTAATTTACCTTGGAATGTATCTGCTTGCTTAGAAGCCTGGTTCTCGAAAGTACCAGCTAACTTTGCTGTTATCTGGTCAAATGTAAGAGTCTTTAATTCAGCCTTATCAAGTCCTACACCTAAGCGGCTAAGGCCTGCTAGGTTGCCTTCTTGAGCCTTTGAGAGGCTTTCTGTGACCGCCTGAAGAGACTTGCCACTACCAGCCGCAATATCGAGTGCAAGGGTTTGTAATTGCTGCGCCTTGTCTAAATCTTTAGTGGCTCGAGTTAAACGATCTAGCGATGGGCGAAGCTCATCATCTGCGACACCTGTAGCCAGGGAAGTCTGAAGGATATATTCCTCTGTTGAGGCTATTTGGTCATCTGTTGCCTTGGTAACATTTCGAAGCGTATTGGCTAACTTGGCTTGCGCTGCTTCATCCTCGATGGCTGACTTAACGCCATCAATGGCTAACTTGCCTGCATAGGCTACGGCTGCTGCACCGGCTGCTGCAAAGGCTGCTCCTGCTAACTTGCCAAACTTAGCAACCTTATCCCCAAAGGTGGCGACATCTTTATCTGCCTTGTCAAGGTTCTTAGTGAAGTTATCGACATCGGCAAGCAGCTTGAGCGTTAATGCTCTTGTACCTGTAGCCATTATGTCCACTCCTTAAGAATCTTGTCGAATGATTCAGTCCATCTAGCCACGATCTGCGGTTGAATTTTGCGAAGCGTTGGATAAATAAACCAGCCCTTAGAGCCTCGACCTTGACGGCCTGACCATACGGGGAACTGCCTAAACTTATTAGAACCGAATTCTGAACCGCCCCAGATATCTCTAGTGGTCGCGCCACCTGAGAACTTCTGAGAAGCAAAACCGTAAGTAATCTCGCCGATACGGCTGGACTTCTTAACCCGAGAACCCTGAGCGATTCGGCCTGCGACTTTGCTGCTCTGGATTGAGTTAGCCTTCTGGATAACTTCATCTCGAGCGAATTCAGCCAGAGCGCCTGATTGGCGCTTGGCTTCTTCGTTAGCCTCTTCACCCATATTCTTTAACGCCTTGAACACCATGCGAAGTTCCGTTTTATCGAAGGCAATTACTTCATCTGCCACGATTACGCTCCTCTAGTACTTCAATAGCTGTAAGAATATCCTCGGCACTTTGCCAATGATCCATAGGAATCTGAGTAGCTAGTGCCAGTTCAACTAAGAGTCGGCTTACGCTTCCTCTTGGATGACTTTTGGGTCTCCTTCACCTACTTCAACATCGTCAACAGATTCCATCCATTGATCTAATGTCTTAGTCGGCTTACCGCCTGCTTCACGCTTCATGGCGCTGTGTGCTACATAAAGAATGTCCCACATTCCGCCAAACTGGGAGATGACCTTCTTAGTTGCCATTTCCCAGCGGGCGTAATCTGGCGGGCGAACCATGTAACTGGTTTCGGTTCCGTCTATATATTTAATTGTTATTTGCTGTTGCATTTATTTGCTCCCGTTTCTACTGTTTAGGAGAAAGTCTCTACGACTGTTCCCTTTGATACCTTGAATGTAAAGTCTACAGTCTGTGCATCTGTTCCGGCTCCGCCTGCTGTTGGAAATTCAGGCATGATTGGGAATACGAACTGAGCGCCTGTAGCTGCTGTGAGTGTAACGCTGATATCTGTATCTGGTGCTGATTCTGCTGCTGTCCATAGAGCTTCGCATACTGAGTTAGCCTTACCCCAGTCAGCGAGCATTGAAAGTGCGAATGTGCCTTCGATGTTAGTGGTCTTATAAGCCTCGCCATCGAGAGTCTGGTATGTCTCGCGAAGGTTAGTCTTTGTTAGGACTGCTGAAAGTGCT